AATTTTGAAGATATTTTAAAAATATTAAAAAATATATCTTAATTTTAAATTGTGAATAATTGCAATGAATATATTGAAAAAATATACTTGCATCCAGCAATTGAAGAATTGATTGGAAAAATCAAACCTATTGAAATTCAGGATGATTTAAGACAAGAATTAGCCATTGCATTATATGAGTATGATTGCAATAAGTTAATTGAAATGAGCAATAGAAATGAATTGATTTACTTTGCTTTAAGGATTGTGTTAAATATGGCTAAAGGTACATCAAATGATTTTTACAGAAAGTTTAGGAAACAATTAAGTGATGACCAGTTGCAAGAATATCTTACAAAGAATCATGCAATTAATTTTAGATCAGTTGATATTGCTCAAGAACTACTGGATAAGAAGTTAACAGAAAATAGTATTTCAGCACATGAATCAATTATATTTTCAAAGTATGTAGAATTAGGTTCAATGGGTGAAGTTGCTAAATTTTATAGTATTCCAAAAGCACACATATTTCAAGTAATAACAAACATTAAAAAACAATTAAAAAACCAAATCAATGAATCAATCTAAAGAACAATTTATCAAAGCATTAGAAGTGTATTTTAATCAAAACTATGATGATTTTACAAAGCAAAGGATTTGCAGGTTATTGGATGAATATACAGAACAACAGAAGCCATCATTAATAAATGAAGATTTTGCTTATAAGAAAGGATATAAGGCAGGTTATCAAGATTGCAAAGAATATTATTCACCTGAATACAGAAAGATAAAACATGATACAAGTATTAGCAAGTTTTCTATTTAGTTATTATTTTGTAAATATTGCAGGGTTTCCAAATGCAATTAAAAAAGGATTTGGATTAAAGCCATTTCAAAGATTAAAGCCATTTGATTGTGTTACTTGTCTTTCAGTATGGATTGCAATTGCATTATATTTTATGAATATTGAAATCAGTATATTTTTGGCAACAATATTTGGTGCAGGGTTTATAGGATATAAAATTAAATAAGTGATAAGGGTTAGTTTAAAGAAAAAACCATCTGATTGTATGGATGAAATGCAGGAATGAAAAGCACTGCACCACACTCACTTATTGTATCTTATATGTAAGGTTTAAACTGACAATTAAGATATAGTTTGCAGTTTGCAAAACAAGAACAAAACATTACTAATAATACTAAAAACAATTAAAATTTAAACTATGACATCAATTGAATTTTTATTTAATGAATTATGGGAAACACCAAAGGATAAATTTACATGGTGTTTTATTTTGAACAAAGCCAAAGAAATGCACAATAAAGAAATAGAATTATCAGATGAACAAATCTTAACTGAAGCAACTAATAGATATGTTATTGAAGATGAAATAGAAGCATTTATTCAAGGTGCTAACTGGATTCAAGAAAAATTAAAAATATGATAGCAATATTAATAACTTTAATAATTACAATCCCTATTTCAATATCATGGGCAAATGGCATTGATAAACACAAAGATTATAAAGGTGAAGATTTTTTAAACTAATTTATGTATATAGTATTAATAATCATAGTTTGGGAATTACTAAAGTATATTTTAGGAAAACTTTGGGGCAAAATAATAAACAATGAATAAATGAAAATATTAGGATTAGGATATCAACCAAGTGGATGTGCATGGCATAGGATTACAATACCTTTAGGATTCATGAATGATGTTAAAGGAATAGTAACTGATGAACCTACACCTGAATTACTTTCAGAAGGGTGGGATATTGTTTTCTATAATAGATTCTGTTCACTTGAAAAAGATTGGTCAAAGGTTAAAGAAATGCTTAATTGCAAAGTAGTAATGGATATTGATGATGATTGGGATTTGCCACCTAATCATATTATGTATGATGCGTTTCAACAACTTATTCCTATTCTTATAAATAATATGAAGTGTGCTGATTTAGTTACCTGCACAAATGAAAGATTAGCAAACAAAGTAAGATCTATCAATCCAAATGTATTGGTATTACCAAATGCATTACCTTATGGCAATCACCAGTACCAACTTGATAAAGTAGAAGATGAAAGAATAAGATTATTTTGGTCAGGTTCTATTTCACATGAAAAGGATTTAGAGATATTAAAGTTTCCAATAAGAAAACTTAATATGCGCAAAGACAAGATAAAAATGGTTATAGGTGGTTATAATGATACAGATGAAAATTCTAAAATATTATGGGATAGAATGGTTAATTCATATACCTTCAATAAGTCATTACCTTACATGAAATTATCATATCTAATGCCTAATAACTATATGCAACTTTATGAGTATGGGGATATTGGTTTAGTACCATTAGAGAAATCAGATTGGCATGGGTGCAAATCAAATTTAAAGATATTAGAATTAGCAAGTAAAAAGATTCCTGCAATAGTTAGCAAAGTTGAACCTTATTCAATAGATACAGATGCACCAGTTTTATGGGTTGAAAGTCAAAAAGATTGGTTTAAGCATATTAATTTCTTTATAAATAATCCTGAACAAATAAAAATATATGGCGAAAAAATCTATCAATGGGCAGTTGAAAAGTACAACATCAAAGATGTCAACGAAATCAGAAGAAAAGCATTTGCAGACCTTATCAATGCATAAGCACTTTTATGATTTTTTAATTAATACAAATAGTGTTGTTGGCTTAACACCTGAAATTAGAAATGAAATAGTCAATGCTTATAAAGTACATGACCCATATTTTCATTATAATGATAGATGCAATGCTTGTATTGCTGAGATGTTACACATAATTTATAACTGGTATAAAACACAAATCAATGATTAATATACATCCAACTGCAATTATTTATCCAAATGTAACTATTGAAGATAATGTTACAATAGGTGCTTATTGTATTATAGGTGCCAATCCTGAATGGAAATCACATGAAGAAGATAATAAAGGAGTGATAATAAAATCAGGAACTATAATAACAGGTTTCTGTTCCATTGATGGTGGTGGTTTGCACCCAACTTATATTGGAAATGATTGTTACATAATGAAACATTCTCACATTGGACATGATTGCATAATAGAAAATGGGGTTACCATATCTTGTGGTGCTAAAGTTGGTGGTCATACTATAATAGGTTCAAAGACAAATATAGGATTAAATGCAGTCATTCATCAAAAGTTAAATGTACCTAATAATTGCATGATAGGAATGGGTGCAGTAATTACAAAGACATTAAACATGGAATCCTATTCAAAGTATGTAGGTAATCCTGCTAAATATTTAAAACCAAACAAATGAGAATATTAATTAACTGCCTAACTTATGGCAATAGACCTTTAGACATTATTTATCAGAATCTTGCAAATGCAGGTCATTCTTATGTTGCTAACTTTATTAACCAGGAAGGTATTGTTTATGCTTTGAATAAAGGATTAGAAAACTATGATATGTATGATGCAGTAGCATATCTTTCAAATGACATTATAGAACCAAAAGATTGGTTACATAAAAAAGCATTGGCATTATTACAATATCCTAATGCAGGTATAGTTGCATCACATTTAAGTGAGGACAATCCACCATTGATGAATGATTTTATAATCAGCAATTGGTTAATTAAAAAAACAACTATTGATAAAATTGGAAGGTTTAATGAGCAGTATTATCCTTATGGTCAGATTGATTTGGAATATTGTCAAAGAACATGGTTAGCAGGATTATGCACATACTATGTAAGAAACTGCAAAGCAGAACATATTGGAAGCCATGCTGAAGGTAATGAGTATGGATTTGACAAAAAAGAAATAGTCAATCAAATGGAATCTATTTACAATGAAAATATCCAAGCATATAAGTCAGGAACTAAATCAATTTATTTATGATACTAATTTCAGGACAAATAGAAGCACTTTCTACAAGAAAGGATAAAACTATCAAGATAATATTTGGAAGCCAAGAATTAAGCCCTAATGAGTTTACAGAACTATTTAAACTTAATCAAGCATTTTGCTATGTAGGAATAAAAGAAGAACCATTTATAAAAGATGAAGTTGCACTATTAGATAACTTAAAAGCAGATTTAGACAATCTAAAAACACCATCACAAAGATTAAGAGGTATACTTTTCAGAAACTTTGAGCAAGACAATAAAGGATATAAAGATTTTAATAGTTACTATATAGCAGAAATGGAATCAATATCTAATCACTATAAAAGTAAACTGGATGCAATATAATGGAACATTTAAACAAAGGATAACTGATAATTTTGGTGAAGTTAGATTCATAGCTTTTTGTAATACAAATGGTTGGGTTTTTAGAAAATTAGGATTTGATAATGAGAAAGACATAAAGAACATTTGGAAACTTAATCCTATAATTACTAAAATGCCTGATTTCATTATTGAGAAAAAAGATAAAACATATGTCATAGAAGTTAAAGGAACTAAGAGTTTTAAGAAAAAGGATTATGATATGATAGATAAATTGATATATGCTTATGATTCAGAAGAAGCACCATTGATTTATGCTTTTTGTCTATTTGGGAATAAAACAATATTTAAAACACCACAAGAAGTAAAAGAATTATTTGAGCAAGGAACAGATAACCAATGGGAAGATAAAGTTGTTTTTAGAGAATTAAACATATGAAAAAACATACTAAAATTTACTTTGAACATTATGGATATGACATATCAGATTTTATTGCTTGTGAAATATGTGGTGCAAAAGCAGTTGATATACATCATATAGATGCAAGAGGTATGGGTGGAACTAATAAAGACAACATTAACAACCTAATGGCACTATGTAGAGAATGTCATATATATTATGGCGATAAAAAAGAATTTAAAGATTATTTAAAAAATATTAAAAAGCATCGTTAATACATCGTTTATGGCAAAACAAGTACCTGCAAGAAATGGTGGAACATTGACAAGACCTGATAAGGGTGAAACAATGAATCCATTTGGCAGACCAAGAAAGTTAGTATCAACATTAACTGGCATTGGCTACACATCTTCACAAATAAATGATACTATATTGAATATCATTGCATTAACTTTAGATGAAATAAAACAAATAGATGTTAATCCTACTTGTACTGCATTAGAAAGAACAGTTGCAAAGGCAATTTTGAATGGTGCCAAGAAAGGTAGTTTATATAATTTAGAAACAATCATTACAAGGGCAATGGGAAAACCAAGAGAAACACAACAAGTTGAGAATACTGGTAGAGTTGAAGTTGTATTTGTTGAAGGCAAAACCATATTATAATACACATTAACCAATGATTTTGTGTAAAATATACCACATTAACAAAGGAATCATACTTTAATGTAGGATTTAACCAACAATGAGAATAGAATTATCAAAGCCACATATTAACCAAAAAGCAATAATTGATTCAGATGCAAGGTTCAGGGTTGTTGCTTGTGGCAGAAGATTTGGCAAATCAGAACTAAGCCAAGTTGAGATAATAAAGGAAGCATTGAAAGGAAACAATGTCGCTTATATCACACCAACTTATAAATTATCCAAAACCTTCTTTGAAAAACTAATTAAGGTCGTACCCTTTGAAAACAACAAATCAGATTTAATAATCAACTTTCCTAACAATGGTATGATTCAATTCTTTACTGGTGAAAGATTGGATAATCTAAGAGGTTTGAAGTTTCACTTTATTGTTATTGATGAAGCATCATTTATACCTAATCTTGAAGATGGTTGGTTAAATTCAATAAGACCTACATTAACAGATTACAAAGGGAAAGCATTATTCCTATCTACATTTAAAGGGAAAAATTATTTCTATTCATTATTCATGAAAGGATTAGGCAATGAAGAAGGTTGGCAATCATTCAAGTTTACAACTTATGACAATCCATATATTGACAAAAATGAGATTGACGATGCAAGGACACAATTACCTTCAGTAGTATTTGAGCAGGAATATATGGCTAATCCAATGGAAAATGCAGCAAATCCATTTGGTAATAATTTTATTGCTGCTTGCACAAAGCCATTGTCAACTGAACCAGTTGCTTTTTATGGAATAGATTTAGCCAAATCATTTGACTATACTGTTATAATAGGTTTAACAATCAATGGTGATGTATGCCATTTTGATAGGTTTCAGAAGGATTGGAAGCAGACAAAGGAAACAATACTAACGATTGACAGAAGCAAACCTGTAATGATTGATTCAACAGGTGTAGGTGATGCTATTACTGAAGATTTGCAAAAGCATTTCAATAAAATGGTTGGTTTCAAATATACATCTTCATCAAAGCAACAACTAATGGAATTACTTGCATCTACAATTCACAAGGGTGAGGTTGGGTTTCCTGATGGATTGATTAAAGAAGAACTTGAAATCTTTGAATATCAATATACATCAACTGGTGTTAGATATAATGCACCACAAGGATTTCATGATGATTGTGTTAATGCATTGGCATTGGCAGTTAAATGCAGGACAGAAAATAAGTATGTAGGTGTTTATAGGTTTATATAAAAACCCCAATGTTGAAACATCAGGGTAAACAAATTAAAACACATCTAACCAAATACTGGCTATTGTAAAATTAAATAAAACAAACCACAAAAAAAAACATTTATTAGTATGAGAATGAGCATTAAGAAGTTTCAGGAATTGTATAAGATATCATTAATGGATATTGATGAACTTGAAAAGAGCAGTTTATTGGTACAATCTTTTACTGGATTATCTATTGAGAGAATCAATAAGATGAGCATTAAGAGATTTAATAAATTGTGTGAGATTGTTAATAAGCAATTTGAAGTATTAAATAAAAATATGCAGAATGACAAGCCAAAGAATTTGGTATATGTCAATGGATGCTTTTACAAGTTAAATTATGATTTAAGAAAGAAGCCAAACAATTCAGGCACCTATGTAGAACTTGCAACATTTAGTGAAGATATAGTTGGAAATCTGCACAAGATTATGGCATCAATGGTTACACCTTTAAAGTTAACATGGAAAGGATTAAAAGAAAAGGATCATGAAAGAGTTGCTGAAGATATGCTTGAACTTGATTTTAATGTAGCATATCATTGTTGTGTTTTTTTTTGGGCAGTTTTCACCAGGTCAATAGTGGATTCAAAAGATTATTTGATGCAACAAACGAATCAGAAGGAGTTACTGGAAATAGAACTTATGAATTTCAAAAGTCATTTGGATGGATTTACAACTGTAAAATGGTTGCAGAATTTGAAGGATTAAGTATGAATGAAACATGGGAGTTACCTGTGATTCAGTTTTTAAATGATTTGACATATATTAAGATTAAGAATGAAATGGAAGCAGAGCAAGAAAAGAAGTTGTTGGCTAAATATAAAAGATAATGGCATTAAGTATAACACAATCACAAGTTGCTAATTTAGATTGGTTAAAATCAACTGGTTCTGCTGATTATAATCCAGTAGAGATAATTAATAGTGTATTAGAGGGATATGGATTAGTTGCCATATCTAATATTCAAAGGAATATAAAAGATAGGCAAGTTGTAAATAGTGGTCAAATGTCAAGTACAATGTATCAGAAAGTTGACAATGACAATGGAATGCAGAGTTTAAAGATATACATTAAAGATTATTATAGATTTGTTGACAAGGGTGTAAAGGGTGTTAAATCAACAAAGAATGCACCTAAATCACCATATAAGTATAGAACTTTGACAGGTATGTCAAAAGAAGGTAGGTCATCTATTCAATCATTAATTACAAGTGGGAAGGCAAAAGTTAGAGTTATTAGTCAGGCATCAAGTAAAACAGAAAAAAGAGGGTTGCAATTCAAAGGAACAAAGAAGTCATTGTTGGATAAACAAACAGACCAATTGATTTATAACATCAAAAAGTATGGTATAAAGACAACTGATTTTTTTAAAGATGGATTTGAGCAAACATTTAAAGATTTGCAAAAAGATTTAGGGGAAGCATTAAAAAGAGATATAAGTATAAATTTAATAAAATGAGTATAGATAATTTATTCATGCCTGATTCAGGTGTAAAGCCATCTGTTCAAGATGATTTATGGACAATAGCAGAAAGTAGCAATCATGCAGTTACAGATATGAAGTTTGTATTTGATGTTTATGTAAATAATGATTTAGTAATTAGAAGCAAAACATATCCTAATCCTGATACTGGTTATGGTTATTTTAATGCAAGTCAGGTTGTTAGAAATTACATGACATTAGATTATTTAGCAAGTGGTTATTCCATTGTTAATTCATATCCATCAACAAGTGGTGGAATTTCAATTGATTATACTTTAAGTGTTGGTGAAGATGTAAGTGGTGTTACATCATTAAATCAAATGTCAGGCACTACAACTGCATATAATTGGACACCAAACATATTTAAAAGACAACAAGATGGTGAAGGTATTTATCAAAAGAATAATAATTTTGTAACCAATAGAACAAGGGCAAAGGCAGGATTAACAGATAAATTTTTATTTATTCCTTTGCATATAGATGGTGGAACTTATTATGAAGGAGTTGATATAAGTGTTTTTACTTATGGCGAAAACAATGCACAAATAACATCACAAACAAGTTCTTATGATTTTAATTATGCTTATGTTCAATTAAATATAAGTCCAATTGCAATTAATGGACAATGGGCAAGTTTAATAGATAGCAATGTTAAATTTTATAAAGTAAGAGTTAGAAATAGTATAAGTCCTAAAGCAACTATATGTGAGTTTTATGTTGATATGGTTTGCAATCAAAAATATGAATCTTCACAATTGCATTTCATAAATCAGTATGGAATGTATGATACTGCAAGATTTGATTTAGTCAAAAGATTGTCATTGAATATAGAAAAGAAAATGTTTCAAAAGAATGAATATACTTTTCCAACAGGATCAGGTGAACCAGTAGAATATTATAGTGGATTTAAATACAATGAATCTAAAGTTAATTATGGTAGTAAAATTGACCATAGTTATAAATTGACTATGAATTATCCAAGTGATTCAGATTATCAATGGTTAGCTGAATTAATTACAAGTCCATTAGTATATTTTGAAGAAGAAGGTTATTGGTATCCTGTAATAATAAAGGAAACAAATTATGAATATAGTGAGCATATATTCAATGGATTAAAAGTATTAGAAATCAATATTGATTTAAACCAACAAAGATTTGGATTCAGAAGATGATAAGAATATTTATAGAAAATAAGGAGTTAGATGTATTGCAAGATTTTAGCCATCAGATTACATATAGTATTGATGACATTGCAAACATTGATACAAAGACAACTGCATTCAGTAAGACCATTGTTTTACCTGGTACTGCTAACAACAATCAGTTATTAGGTAATATCTTTGAATTTAGCAATTCAAATTTTACTATTGATGGTAATCCTAATGTTGGTTATAATTTCAATGCAAGTAAATCAGCAAAGGTAAGAGTTGAAAGCAATGGATTGCAGATAATGAAGGGAGTTTTAAGGTTATTAGAAATAGTTATTGATGGAAACAATATAGAGTATGAAGTAGGTTTATTTGGTGAATTAGGTGGGTTTGTTTCTGCAATGGGAACTAAGAGATTGCAAGATTTAGATTTTAGCATTTATGACCATGTATACAATAAAGATTGGTGGGAACAAAGTTGGCAACAAGGAAAGAATTGGCATCTAACAAATACTGATTTGCATATTAATTATTTTCAAGTTTTTAATAAGATATTTTTTGGATTAGTTGAAAATGATATAATTACTATAACCAACAGTACAAATGGTAATGATGGGACATACATAGTTGACCATATTGTCAACACATCAGGATATGTAAGAGTATATGTAAAAAGCAATTGGTCTAATCCTGGTTATGATGATTTTGATATAGAATTTTCAAGAAATATTACAAGTGGGTTTTATTATCCATTGATTGATTATGGAAAGGTATCAGGAAATAAACATGACTATTATTATACTGCATTAAGACCTGCATTATTTGTTAGGGATTATATAACAAAGATTATTGCATCTTCAGGATATACATTTGAATCTGAATTTATAGATACAGATTTCTTCAGAAGATTGGTTATACCAAATAATGACAAAGATTTTATAAGAAGGTCAACTGATACATATTTAGATTTAATAAAAGTTGGGAATACAACTTATACATTTACATCACAACTTGCAACAGGACAAAATATAATATTTCAAAATAATACTTTAAATGATTTTACTTATGCAAGTGGTGTTTATACATATACAAATGGAAATACAAGGTCAATTAATATAACTGGAAAAATATATTATAATGGTACAGCAATGCATGAAAATATATTTTTTATAGTTAAAAAAAGCAATACAAATATATATGGTGAAACATTAACAAATACAACATCTTCTTTTGAATTTTCATTTAATACAGATATAAGTTATTATGAAACACTTACTTTTAAATTAGTATGTGGTGGAGTTAATGCAGGTGCAAGTGTAATGCAAATATTATCTAATTCAACTATTGTAACAAAATCAAACCCAGCAGGTGCAATAACTTTAGGTTATGGTGATAATGTCATAATGAATGATATTTTGCCATCAAATATATTTCAAAAGGATTTCTTTATATCTATTTTAAAGATGTTTAATTTAATGGTAGTTGAAGATAAGTTTACATCAAAGCATTTAAAGATTATTCCATATACTTTGTTCTATGATTTAAACAATGCTTCATATTTGGATTGGACAGGAAAGGTTGATAGAAGTGAACCAATAAGAATTAAACCAATGTCAGAAGTCAATTCAAGATATTATGAATTGAAGTATAAAGGTGATAGTGATTATTATAATGATAAGTATAAGAAAAGATTCAATCAAGGGTATGGTGATGTAAAGTTTGACAATAATTTAGAGTTTGTTAAAGACACTCAAACAAGTGAAGTAATATTTGCAGGAACACCATTAGTAGGTTATCAGGATGAAGATAAAGTTGTTTCAACAATATTCAAGTGGGATGGAACTTATGACAATGCAGGTGAACAACAAAATGAAGATAATACTTCATCAGTATTAAGGATTATGCAGATTAAAAATATTACTGGTGTTACAAGTTGGAATGTAAATACAACTGGTTCAACACTTGCATCATATACTACATATCCTTATGCAGGTCATTTTGATGATCCTGATGCACCTAATTCAGATATTAATTTTGGTGCTTTAAATGAATTATATTTTGCATTAACAAATGGTGCATTAGGTAATAACTTATTTAATGCTTTCTATTCACCATATTTGGCAGAGATTACAGATAAGGATTCAAGAATGGTTAGTTGTAAAATGAAGTTTACTGAAACAGATATATTCAATCTTGATTTCAGTAAGTTCATATGGATTGACCAGGTGCTTTATAGATTGAATAAAATATATGATTATACACCTAATGAACTTTGTAAGGTTGATTTGTTAAGGGTTATTTATACAACTTATGATGATATAGGATTTCAGGAAGTACCAGCATCTGTTCAGATAGGTACACAAAGATGGACAAGTCAGAATTTAAGACAAACAAGTTTCTTAAATGGTGATGCAATTCCATTAGCAACAAACAATTCTGATTGGTATAATTATTCAATTAACAATTTACCATGTTAT